AGGTAAAAGGCGTGGCGGGTATTTATCAACGCACTCGCCGAGGACTTAAATTACTGTTTGCTTATAAAGCTGAGGTGAAGCATGAGCCGCAGTATCGGTTTCGTGAAGTGGCAGAGAAGCGGGTCAGGCAAACACTGGCACGGAACTTTACTGTGGCGATGGGGCGGGCGCTGAGGTCGGCTCGGTGAGTTGCTTTAGCAGTGCTTCATGTTCGTCTATTTCAATGGCGTAAGTTTTTGTGGGTTTGTCTTTTCCGTTGTAGATTAAAATAAACCAGGTCTCATCTGATTTGCTGTAATCTACTTCCGTAGCTTTATTGTTGATAACAAATGTTAATTTTTTTTCGTGAGTGTCTATGTGCTTGATTTTTAATTTGTCAAGATATTCTTCTGCCTTGTAGGTGTAATAATTTAAATCGTCTGCAGCAACGTAAAATCCTTCAAGATCTTTTGCTTTGGCTTTTATCTTTTTTATTTCTTTTGAGGTTGGGGATACAAATATAACCATCTTTGAGCTGACGGGTTTGCTTGTGTCGAGTCTATATTCAGGGCTTATATCTGAATAGCTTATATTTGATATGAATACTAATAAGGATAATAAAATATATGTTGTTCTTTTCATGTTAGTTCAACTGTGTTGAGTGATTAACACCAGCGTGTTATGGATAAAATAGAAGCATCAATATCTTCGACTAATGGTTTTTTTCCTGGGGTGATTTCTATGTGCCAGGACTTGTTCGGCTTTTTTGTTTCGTCATAAAATGTGTTTATGTACCCTTCTTTCACAAGGCTATTTAATGCTTTGGTGAATTTTTTAGCATTGAAATTTTTGCAAACTTTTTTGGTGGATGCTACACCTATATCTATTATATTTTCTTTTAAATACTGCTTTTTGGAAACTACATGTTTAGATATTCGAAGCCCAGATTCTGGTAGTTTATAAGCTTTCTCAGTCATGAGCTTGATAACTTCATCTTTAGGCTTGGTTTTATTTGCCACGAAAACATCAAGTACAGCTTCTCCACCAGAACCATATAAATCATACTGGGATTGAATATTTTTTTTAGCATTTGCATACATAATGCGGAGCTGTTCATCAATGTCTCTTATCGTACTGGTAATTACAGCATGAGTCATGCCGCATTGTTTAAGTGCTATTTTAATAACGGCCATGCTGTAGTTTGAAACAATGCGATCACTTTGTGGAAGGCTGCTCTTATACGTTACCTTTAAATGTTCCAGGCCTATTTGTGATTCAATTAATTTTTTAGTAACGATGGGCTTAAGTTTCTGTGCATCTCTATTCGATCGTGCTGCGGACTTAATTTTTGTCTGATTGAAGTTGCTTAAATAGCATGGTCATAAAATGAAAGGTTACCCCATCCGTCTCGATAAGCAGATCGGTTTTTTTCATTTTAATGGCCTGTGCCTGATAGGCTCCAATGGCCTCGCGTGTATTTTTTCCGTAAAGACCATCGACTTTTAATTTCTCGATGGGTTTTTTCCATGCGTCGAATATATTGATGAGCACCTGAATGAGTGCAACGTCTCGTTTGTGGTTTTGTGCGTTTTTACCAACGGAGCCGGAGATAGCGAGTGTCATGTATGCAATCCTTTGTGTGTTTATTATTGTGTCGAGCGGAAAGATTACCACAAACGGATGAGGGGTTACAAAAATAATGTTAAAATCGTGAGGAGACAACCCAAAAACGGGTCAAAATCACCCCAAGCCGAAGTCCTTCCAGATCGTCATAGCGTTGATATAAGCAGCGAAAGCATAAAAGCCTGCATCGGTCATTGCCGTTATGGCGATCGCCAAACCAAGAGGCGATAGGTTCTTCCTAAGGGTCAAAACACCGAGGGTATTTCGCAGCGCGCTTTCTCGCTAGATACAGAATTTAAAAACCCATTTCCGTTTCCGGGCAGGTGTCTCGATTTAGACCTAAGCGGTTGCTGTAGCGCGATATAGGCAAAACATACCTGGCCCCCAAAGCGGAAATGGCCTTTTTTTATCGTGCAAAATTGAGTTGCGCAAAACCGCTACAAGCCCGCCACAGCGGCGTTTACATTTTTACAGGCCGGAAATGACCCCATTTCCACCCCGCCTGTTTTCAATAAACTTTATATAAATCAATAGGATAGCTCTATGTCTCATGCCCCTGTGCTCTACAGTGCGTCAACCATTGCCCGCTTGTTTAACTTAACCGAACGCCGTGTGCAGCAACTGGCATCCGACAAAATTATCCCCAAACCCCAGCGCGGGAAATACGAATTGGTCGGTGCGGTGCGAGGGTATGTCCAGTATTTAAAAGCGCGTGCATCGGGCCAGCAAGGGGGTGCCAGTGAATACCAGACGCAACGACTGCGTTTAATAAAAGCACAGGCGGATGAGGCGCAACTCCGGGTTGCTGAGTTGCGCGCAGAGCGGGTGTCGATGGATGAGGTGGCGCAGGCGTGGGAGCGGTTTTCAGGTGCCATGATTGTGCGGTTTATGTTGCTGCCGAACTATTTGCAGGATGAGTTTGGTCTCACGGATGATGAGCGCGGTGTTATCGAAGTTGAACAATCTAACGCAGCCCTTTGATCAATTCATGCACCGTAAACCCTGAGCGCGTCCCCGATTGCGTCCCCGATTGCATCCCCGATTGCATCACTGGCGCATTTTAATGTGCGTTGTTTTTTATTTCTTTCCCTCTTCTACTTCAAGGCTAACCCATGAACATAATTCGTGTCGCCATCGACAAGGTGATTCCCTATGCGCGTAATCCCAGACACAACGAACAGGCGGTGGGCAAGGTGGCCGCATCGATAAAAGAATTTGGCTGGAAACAGCCGATCGTTGTCGATGCAGACATGGTCATCATTGTGGGCCACACAAGACTGCTTGCCGCGTTTCAGTTGGCACTCAAAGAGGTGCCGGTGCTCATTGCAGATGACTTAACACCGGAGCAGGTTAAAGCCTATCGCCTCGCCGATAACCGCGTGGGTGAGGAGGCTGAGTGGGATGAAGAGCTGCTGTCGCTGGAGTTAGCGGAGCTGGAGGGGCTGGACTTTGATCTGGACTTAACCGGCTTTGATGTGGATGAGCTGTCCGAGCTGATGAACCTCGAAGAACTGTTAGAAGAGGAGAGTGGCTTCACGGATGAAAATGACATCCCCGCCGTGTCTGAAGCGGCGGTGACGGTGGCGGGGGATGTCTGGTTATTAGGCAAACATCGAGTGATGTGCGGTGACAGCACTTACCTTGATGCGGTTGAAAAATTAATGGATGGAAAACAGGCCACCCTGTTACATGCCGACCCGCCTTACGGCATGGGTAAACAAAAAGAGGGCGTGGCCAATGACAACCTGTATGAAGACAAACTGGATCAGTTTCAACTGGACTGGTGGGCGATCTGGCGTACATTTTTAGTGAACAATGCCAGTGTGTATCTCTGGGGCAATGCACCGGATCTGTGGCGGCTATGGTACGTGGGCGGGCTGCAAAAAAGTGCGCGCATGACCCTGCGCAATGAAATCGTCTGGGCCAAGGTAACCCACAAAGGCAATGCGGATGCGATTGGTATGTCATCCCCTGAGATGCGCGGGTTCCCGGAGCAAACCGAACGCTGTCTGTTTTTTATGCTGGGAGAGCAGGGCTTTAATAACAATGCAGATCAGTACTGGGACGGCTGGGAGCCGTTGCGAAAATATCTGGATGATGAGCGCCAGAAGATGAACTGGGCGGCAAAGGATATACAGGACATCACCGGCACCCACATGTACTCGCACTGGTTTAGCGCCAGCCAGTGGACAATGATCTCAAAAGAAAACTACGAGAAGTTGCAGCAGGCGGCAAAGGGCAAAGCGTTTCTACGCCCCTATGATGAAAGCAAATCAGCACACACCTCATTGCTAAAAGATCACGAAAGCATTCGCAATGAATTTTATAAAACCCGTGCGTACTTTGATAATACGCATGAGAACATGACCAATGTCTGGTGCTTTGAGCGGGTGAAAGGCGATGATCGCTTTGGTCATGCCACGCCCAAACCGGTGGAGATGATTGCCCGCGCAGTGAAATCCAGCACGGAGAAAAACCAGTGGGTGCTCGAACCCTTTGGTGGCTCAGGCTCCACCTTGATGGCCTGTGAAGTCACGCGGCGGGTGTGTTACACAATGGAGTTATTGCCCGTCTGGGTCGATGTGATCGTTAAACGCTGGCAGGCGTACACCGGTAAAAAAGCCACGCTTGAATCCGATGGTCGCACGTTTGATGAAATTAAAAAAGAACGGGATAAAAAAAGTGCGTTGAGTGAGGTCGCTTAATGGGTCAAAAAAGGCCCATGTATCCGGCCAGTACCCTGGCTAAATTATTTAACTTAAGTGAACGGCGCATCCGGCAACTGGCACAGGAAGGCATTATTCCCAAAAAAGAAAACGGCCAGTACGATGTCGTGGCCTCGGTGCAGGGGTATTTAAAATACCTGCAGGAACAGGCGGCGGGGCGGGGGTTGACCACGGCGGCGATCCATGTGCAGCGATTGCGGCGTATCGAAGCGCTGGCAGATGAAAAAGAGTTGAGCGTGAGCCAGCAATCGGGGGAATTAATCAATGTACACACCGCAGTTGAGCGGGGTGGGCGCAGCGTGATGGCCACAAAGACGGGGTTGTTAGCCCTGTCGGATCGCATTACTCAAATGTTGGGTTTATCGCTCACACAACGTCAGGGTATTCATGGTGTGATTAAAAAAAACCTGTTCGCACAATCGGATTATGTCGAGGAGGACAAAGATACCAGGCCAGCGGATGAATAAGCATCCACGATAAAAGTCCCTCTAAAAATCAAAAAGGAAAACCATGCAGTCACTTGATACGGTTATTGCGGGCTGGGCACACCTGTGCAAGCCCCCTGCGGATTTAACCGTCACCGAATGGGCTGAAAAAAACCGTATTTTATCCCGTGAGAACTGCGCCTTGCCCGGCCCTTATCGGGTGAGTGTGACGCCCTACTTAAAAGAAATGCTCGATTGTATTACGGATCCGGATGTTGAAAAAATCGTCTGTCAAAAATCCGCACAGGTGGCCTGGACCGATGGGGTGATAAATAACGCGGTGGGCTACTACATAGATCAGGATCCCGCGCCGATGTTGATTCTGTTTCCCACCGATGGCATGGCCAAACGCTACAGTAAGGAAAAGCTGGCCCCGATGATTCGTGATACGGCCCCGCTTACGGAAAAAGTCGCCGATGCCAAAAGCCGCGACAGTGGTAATACGCTGGAGAGTAAAAACTTTCAGGGCGGGCATTTAGAACTGGTGGGAT